CGTTTGATATTGTGCTGAAAGAGCCTGCCGCCGACGTTGCGGAGGTGAGGCACGGAAGATGGATTTTTGATCCAGGAAAAATCCCGTATTGTTCGGAGTGCAAAGAGTACAGCGACGATGGAGACAAGGGCGCTACTTTCTGCCCGTGGTGCGGCGCTCGCATGGGTAAGGAGGCCGACCATGATGATTAACGCCGTGGAGGGTATGTGCTGCGACTGTGCTCATGGCGGCCCCTGCTGCTCTTGGGACGAGAACGAGGATTGCCAACACAGGAAAGAGGACGGCGCTTGCTGGGTGCCATATACGATGAAGGAGGCCAACATGGACAAGCCGAGAATTTGCGAGGTTCTAGGGGTTGAGGTTGGAGAGCGGTTCTCAATTTCTCCAGTCGAAAAACAACTCTATGTTAGCGAATCAGGGAACATTATTGATGATGATAAATGTTTATTCGCACAACTGTTTGTGGACGCCATCAACCACCCCGACCGCATCATCCGCAAGCCAAAGCCGGAACAGGAGGAAGAGAAGGTGGACAAGCCGTTGAAAGACTGGACGCTGGGGGAAGCACAGAAATTTTGCACAGGGCGAGACTGCGAACAGTGCAGGTTGTTGGATGGGATGGAATGTAAACTACATAGGCCAAATGGTTGGGACTTAGAAGAAAAGCCCCGCTGGACGGAGCAGGAGGTGGAGAGGGCGAAGGCTATCAAACTTATTTATCCAAATGCTGAAAAACTGGAATTAGTACCGTGTACTATTCGTGTTTACACGGATATTGGGGTAATAGCCAATCTTCATGCTGACCTATTTCAGAGCATGAAAAATGGGCAAATTTACACCCTTGACGAAATCATTGGAGGCGCAGAATGAACCAGCAAGCCAAAGCCGACGCGGGAAAACCGCGCCCCACACTAACTCCTGTCAGCCTGATTGAAGCGGTCACTGCTGTACGGATGTATGGCTGTGAGAAATATCATGCCCCGGAGAACTGGCGGCAAGTGGAGCCGCAACGTTACCGGGATGCTCTCTACCGTCACTGGCTAGCCTATCTCAAGGGTGAGAAGTGCGACCAGGAAAGCGGATTGCCTCACCTGTGGCATCTGGCCTGCAATGCGGCGTTTTTGATTGAAATGGAGGAGGAAAGCAAAGATGGATAGAGAAATCCTTTTCAAAGCCAAGCGGCTGGATAATAGAGAGGTGCTATATGCAGACACATGGGTATAATGGAACTGTTGTTTATCAACTGTGGGGAAAGATTTTAATTGGGCATGAAAGAGCAACTAATAAAAGCTATAAGTGGTATTACGTGAATCGCAACCTCCACGACGGGGAGGGCGGACAATGACAAAAGAAGAATCATTGGCATGGGTGAAATTGTTAAAGCCGGGAGATATCGTAATATACAGCGGGTTTGGGGCTGCGGGAAGAATTCAAACTGCTAAAGTAGAAAAAGTCACTCCATCTGGTATTGTCAGGACCAATCGGGGCAGTTTTAAAGAATCTCCATGGAGCTGGTCTGGAAGAGTAGGCGGCTACGGGAAAACATATGGAGAGATTAGCCCGCCAACGGCAGAATTGCTTATCGAGGCAGAGCTTCAAGAAGCGGAAGATGCTGCTGAGACGAAGCGGCGCGACACCATCTACAAGGCGCGGAACCTGATTTCCGAACTATATTATAATAGATTCCGTATCGACTATGACACGGCAGTTGAGATAATCAAGGTGTTAGAGAGGTGGCGGACAGCATGAGTGAGTGGATTAGCGTCAAGGAGAGGCTGCCGGAGGAACTTCCCGAAAATACAGGAAGAAAGACAATCTCTTGTTTAGTAGCATTAAAGTCCTGCTATCCAAAAGGAAAGGCTACGATTCAGAAGAGACAGAGGCAGTGGATTCCATATTATGACGGTTCTTTTGTTGGATGGGAGTGGAGCAGGATTGGAGCACAAAGAGTCACCCACTGGATGCCGCTCCCCGAACCACCAGAGGAGAATCAGCAGCATGAGTAAAAAAGTCAACCCCCGCAGACAGCCGGCATCAAAGGCAGATGTAAAACGGGCTGAGCTTCGTGGGCGGGATGATGGCATCAAATTCGCAAGCGCTCTATTTTTGATGGTCCTGCGCGATAAGGAGGGCTTTGATCTGGAAGCTCTGCAAAAGGTCTGGAAAGAGGTTGGAGACTTGGCGGACAGCATCGCGGAAGGCTACTGCAGCATCGAGGATTTAAATACTGTCCTGGAGTCCGAAGCAGGAGCTAGAATTGTGGGAGGCATGTTTATTGAGTGAGTTCAAGGATAGGCTGAGGAGGTGAATTATGCAGTACAATGAGATCTATTCTCTGTTTGGACCAATTTTCAAATGGCTTCAAGAACATTATCCGCACGACACATACTTTGTTGTAGATTCAAACAGCGCGACGATGTATCACAAAATGGGCATCTTTGCAATGGATGGGATTGAGGCAGGTAACGGAACAAATAAATATACGGCGGAACAGATCTTAGAAATAACAAAGAAAGCATTTGAGGCTTGACAGAACGATAGTTTTATATTATGATATAAAGGGGATATATAAGTAAAATGAAATATGATAATCCTACATGGTCGCCTTACTTCAAAGACATCTCCCCTGCCCTATCAAAAATTTACTTCCTGACCAACTCAGGGACTATCAGATACATTGTGGCGACTATGATTTTCAAGAAGATGTCCTTTCTCGAATGGAGGAACGAACATTGGACTTAACAAAATATGAAATGGAAACTATCTACAACTACAATCAGGAAGAGCCTCTTGCCTCCTGCTACACGATGGACCGTGCCTTGATCCGCCGTTTAGATGTACTTGCCGAAAAACACAAAGAAATTACTTTACTTAGAAGTGGTGAAGGAATGAGGGAATATACTTTCCCCAAGAAGTGGATTAAAGTCCGCGCTCCAAAGGAACTATCGGACGAACAGCGGGAAAACATGGCAAAGAGAGCAAGAGAGAGGTTTGGGTTTGCGAAAGAAGGTGACAACTCTGAGCAAGAATGATACGACGATCTTAGAGAAAGTGAAGAAGCGGTCTTGGGTGCCAAATCCACAGGAACACTTTGGAGAGGAAAATGTAAAGCCAGGGGACAATTCTCGCTATCTTAGATATGCTTTAGCCTCTCTCGACTTGCCTCCCATTGATATATCCGACCCAGACCAGGTGGAGAAAAGAATTTACGACTATTTCCAGTTCTGTGTTGAGAATGACCGGAAACCCAATATGGTTGGTATGGCGAACTGGATTGGAATTGACCCTGACACGCTTAGAACATGGAAAAATGGGCAGTATCGCAGCTCCACACACTCAGGGATGATTAAAAAAGCCATCATGATTTTGGAAGAAATGTGGGTTGATTATATGCAAAATGGGAAGCTTAACCCCGCTTCTGGAATCTTTTTAGCAAAGAACATGTTTGGCTATCGGGATGTTATTGATATTGCTCCGACTACGGCTCCACCCCTTGGCGACTCTCCAGACCAAAAGCAACTTGAAGAGCGCATTTCCGGCTCTGTGGTGGTGGAGGAGTAAACGACTATGGCAACGACTATCGACTATGACAGCCTCACGCGTGGGAAGTTGTGCCCGCTGAAAGCTACTGAGCCGCCCGATCTGGACGCAATACTGAGGGTTGGCGCGATAAAGTGCCGCACTGATGGTGAGCCGCCTCACGTGGAGTATATCGGCGGGCAGTGTGACGGCAACCGCTGTGCCTGGTGGGATGCAGACAAAGAGCGCTGCGCCGTCCTATCTCTGGCCTGCAACAAATGACAATTCCCCGGCTTGCTCCTGATGGAGTGGGCCGGGGTTGACTATGCCCCTTCGTGGCGTTCTGTGGGCCACTGTGGGGCGTTTTGCGGCGTGGGAATATAGGGACACTGCTAGACGAAAAAATGCCATGTAGAGCCTGTAAATGCTCTTTACAGCGGTTTTTCTTTTTGGGGCTTGTCCGCCCTACTGGACGTGGGCGCAAAAATGCCGCCTGCGGGCCACTGGAGGGCCTACAAGCGGCGGAAAGCTGGCGGGAAGTATAGGGGGACAAGTGCAAAAGAAAACCCGCCCCAGAATAGCCCAGGGCGGGCGCTGGTTGTATTCAAGATTTTTTTGCAAGCTCCCAGATCACCATGACCGGGAGAAGGATAATAAACAAGATAATCA